TATATTGTGAAGTTTTTGACAAATTTAAGCAAACACATATAGATATGTCTTACGAATACTTAAAGAAAAACAAATTAACAATAAATTTTAAATAATATTTTATACAGCCACCGTTACAGCCTTGCATAAAAATTTTAAAATATTTCATATTTATTTTAAAATATATTGAAAATTGAAAATGTAGTAATATATAGGGTTTAAACTATTTTGAAATAAACTCAATATATGTTTAAACCATTGATTTTAGGCTGTTTTTGCCATCCATTGAAGTCTTTTCCATCATATTCTATTGTTAGTTTTATATTTCTCATTTCTACCATTCCTTTATGTCAAAAAGATGGCTTATTTTGCCACCTTTTCCGATTTTGTTTTATCTTTTTTCTTAAAAAACTTTTTTATTTTTTCTTTAATTTTTTTACTTTCTTCGTTTGCTTTTGCTTCGTTTAATCTTTTTGTAACAATATTGCTTATTAGAATCTTTTTTAAAGCATCTTCTCTAACGTCTGCAATTAATGTTCCGTCTTTTGCAACAGATACTTTGCCAGTTTCTTCTGAAACTATTATTGCTAAACTATCAGATTCTTTTGAAATACCAATTCCTGCTCTATGTCTAGTTCCTAGTTCTTTTGCTATATCTTGGTCTCCTGCCAAAGGCAA